TCAGACGGCGCAGATGCATTTAGGTATTTAGCTGTTTATCATAAACTTATGCAGAACAGGAAGAAGAAATCCGAGGAGAGAAGTTATAGTAAAGAAGAAAATTACACATATATATAGGTGGGAGTATAAATGGCTGATGACAAATTTGTTCAATTAGACAATGCTATTGAATCGGAAATGCAGGAACGTGAGAATGTAGAGCATATACAGCGTCTCTCATCTTATATTTGGCAGTGTTGGGAATCTGCTCGTGAGAATAAACGCGAAATACAACGTGAGCTCTATGAAGCATCATTACAGCGGAACGGCAAATATACAGAGGAGAAAAGAGCCTTACACAAGAAACAATCCGGTGTTGATATATATATGAACTTGACATCTGTTAAATGTCGCGCTGCTGAATCATGGTTGCGCGATATATTGTCCGATACAGATAACATATGGGATATTAAGTCAACGCCTATCCCCGAATTAACACCTGAATTATCTCAGTATCTTATTGAGCGTATTACGGATGAAATTATATCCAGTCCGGTAGCATTGGCTATAGACGACCCTAAAGAGCTTAATGATTATGTACATGAAGAAGTTAAAAAGGAGCTAAACGAAGAGGGTAGAAAAATTGCCAAGCGGATGAAACGTAAAATGGCAGACCAGCTTATCGACGCTAATTGGAGAAAGGCGATAGAAGACGTCATACCGGATATTGTCACGTTCAAGGCTGGTTTTATAAAGGGCCCTATAGTGAGAAAAAAGAATAAGCTCGTATGGTCATACAATGACACCACTGGAGAATGGCAAGCGGTACAACAGCCGTCGATAGTCCTCGAATATGAACGTGTATCACCATTTGATATATATCCGTCGGCTTATTCTACCAATATAGACGACGGGTATACGATTGAAAGACATGAATATACGAAACGTGATATATCAGATATGATAGGCGTCGCTGGTTATGACGATCTTGCTATAATAGCCGTATTGAAAAAATACGGTGAAACCGGGTACACGGTTCTTAACGACGCTGAAGACCAAAGGTATAAAGATAAAGCATCAAACATCAGCGCTGATGATAAACGCTCATCCCCGGATAAGAAAATAGAAGCTCTCGAATTCTGGGGATCGGCTCTTGGTGAAATGCTTATTGAATGGGGGATGAGCAGGGAAGATATTGACCCATCTAAGGAATATCAAATAAACGCAATTATGATAGGCGATTATGTTATAAAGGCCAGGCTCAACCCCAATCCAACGGGTAAAAAACCATATTACAAGGCGTCATATGAAGAAATTCCGGGGTCATTCTGGGGGAGAGGAATACCAGAACTGATGAAAGATATTCAAGATATAGCAAATGCTTGTGCTCGTGCACTCGTTACCAACATGGGGATAAGCTCAGGCCCACAAGGTATAGTAGACGTATCACAACTTACACCAGATATTGATGTTAAAACTTTATACCCATGGAAAATATGGACTTATGATTCAAGCGAGATGATACCCGGCGCAACAATGGCAAGGAAACCCATAGAATTCTTCATGCCTGAATCAAACATTCGTGATTTGATGTATGTATTTAACGAATTTGAGAGCAAAGCGGAGGAAGTTACTGGCATACCGTCATATGTATACGGGTCAACTGATATCGGTGGTGCTGGGCGCGCTCTTGCAAACTATGAAAAAATTGTAACTCCCACTGGTATGATTGAAATTGGTAAGGTGAAAGTGGGTGATATAGTTAATAATACTTATGGATCATGTTCAAGAGTTGTTGGTGTATATTCACAGGGAGAGTCTGATATATTTAGAGTGAGATTTAGTAATGGAGAACATGTTGATTGCGATATTAATCATAGATGGTTAGTTAGAACGCATCACGGAAGAAAGTTTAAAGTGTTGACTACTAAGGAAATTCTTAAGAAAGGATTATATAGAAAGTATAAGGATAAGAGGGATAGTACAGAAAGATATAGGCCCAAATTTATGTTGCCGAAAACGGGTTTTATTAAATTTAGAAAAACAAAAGTGAAAATAGACCCTTATACCATGGGCGCTTTAATTGGGAATGGAGATTCACGATGTAGACTTACAAGTATGGACAGGGAGGTTTTTGATAGAATTCCATATGCTCTTGGCAAAATTGATAGGAGACGTACTGGTAAAGCGTGGACGCGTGCAATTAAAGGCATAAAATCGGATTATCATTCTTACGGGTTAAATTGCAAGAGTACAAATAAGTTTATTCCCAAAGATTATTTGTTTAACTCAAGAGAAGTGCGGATGGAATTACTTCGTGGACTCATGGATACAGATGGGTGTTGTGATAAGAGTGGCAGGACTTTTTATTCGAGTTCATCGTATCAATTAATATTGGATTTTAAAAAACTGGTTAGGTCTCTTGGGGGTACTACTGGCAATGTGACAAAATATAAAGCATGCGAATTTACAGTAAAAAATAGAAAGAGTTTTCGTGGTGAAAATTATAGAATAAATTTTAACTTGCCAAACGAAACAGTTTTTTATCTTGAGAGAAAACAGTGTAGGGTTAAAGAGAAGCCTAAGACACATATATACATAACAGGGATTGAATATATTGGGAAACACCCTGCAACGTGTATAACTGTCGATTCTATGAACAGTTTGTTTATTTGTGAAAATTTCATTCCAACTCATAATACAGCTACCGGGCTTTCAATGCTCATGTCGAATGCATCTAAGGGTATAAAATTCGTATTGTCAAATATAGATGACAACATAATCAAACCATCACTTGAAGAATTGTACATATTTAACATGATGTTCTTGAATGATCCGCAATTAAAAGGCGATCTGAAAATAATTGCGAAAGGTGTAGTTAGTCTTACCGAGAAGAATCAAACACAGTTGCGCCAGATAGAATTTATGAACATCATAGGTAAAAACCCACTGTACATTGACATAATAGGGAGGCGAGGCATTGCTAAATTACTAAGAAGGCTTGTTGTATCTTTGAGTATAGACGCTGATGATATTGTTCCGACGGACGAAGAGATGGAAGCGCAGGAGAAAATGGTCAGCATGATACAACAGCAACAGCAACAACAGCAGCAACAGCAACAGTTATCATCGCAGGCGCTTCCGATTGTTAATCGGGCTGATCAATCTAATCCTGCTAATTTGACACCTGATGGCAGACGTGTTGGTGGTGTTGATGAATCGTTATTCGTAGCGAATAGGAGATAATATGAGACCGCCGGTGGAAGTATCAAGAGTTATCAGGAATCTCAAAAACTCGCAATCTTCACATTACAACTTCGACACCTTCGTTAATTGGCTGAAAACGCTTCAAAGTGAAGCCCAGAAGAGGAGTCAAGCAGAGAAGGATGATGTAATAGTGAGATGGGAGCAGGGAAGATTACAAACTCTTGATGAAATTTTAAAAGAAATAGAGATGTGTGAAGAAAGGCTTAAAGTGATTAAGGATGGCTCGTAGAGAAAATTATTCTGTTAATAAGTTCAAAGTCAGTAATATTGCTCCACTTGACAGCGGTATTATCGACTTCGCTGTTAGCGATGCCGTTGTCAGGTTTGGCGATGGTAGTCTGGATGTTGATGTTTGGCTTTATGGCAGTACATCTGATAATAACATTATATTTGATGCAAGTAGCGATCAGATTAGTTTCGACGGGATTGATATTCACCTTGAAGATGGTGACGAGATCAGATTCGGCGATAGGTCTACCGGTGATATTGTTATGGCGTTTAGCGGCACTGATTTCAATATTACGTCGGGCAGTGCTGTTGAGGCGATGAATATTGGTAGTACAACAAATAATATCAACGTCACGCTTAAAGGTACGTTTACTGTTGGCGAAGATGATACCGGTTATGACGTCAAGTTTTTCGGCGCTACTACGGGTGCGTTTGTTGAGTGGGATGAATCCGATGATAGACTTGAATTCACGTTGTCCGGTATTGAGTTTATCAGTGGTAAATCCGGCGCTGAGGTTCTTAAATTCGCCGATGATGGCGGTAGCACATGTGCTGATCTTGCATCTGCTGTTGGCGATGTTAATGCTGTCATTGTCGCTAAGGTTGACGGCACCACTACCTATATACCTGGGCATGTCAGTTATACGCCTGCATAAAGCAATATATGGGAGGGCTTAACTGCCCTCCCTATTTTTATGGAAAACAAATTCAATAGAGAATTTAGAAGTGTTGTCAATGAGCAGAAAAGAAATACTATCAGAACAAATGATTCACAGAGAATGGACAGACAACATTCATGGGATTAAACCAACTGCGGAGAGGTTATGGGGAAAAGTATACAAAAAATTGCTTATGTAGTTGGAACAAGACCTAATATAATCAAGCTATCTGGTATATATCACATCATAAAAACCAGATGCCCAATTGAACCTATTATAATAGACACCGGCCAACATAGCGACGCATCTATGTCGTCGTCATTTTATTCGGAGTTTAGATTACCTACACCAAACTACTGTATGAACATCAATAAAGGTGATCTAAACTGCAAACTATCTAAAATGATATTACAGATAAGCCTCATTTTGGAAAAAGAAAAACCATCATGGATAATCATATTCGGCGATGTTATAAGCTCACTTGCCGGCGCTATCTCGGCGACTAATAATAATATAAACGTAATACATGTGGAGGGCGGGTTAAGATCAGACGATAAAAATTTACTGGAAAACAAGTATCGCATAATGATAGACCATCTCTCATCCATCATATTCGTAACCGAACAATCAGCTATTGATAATCTTGACAACGAAAATGTCAACGCTAAAATATACCTAGTTGGTAATATTTTATCAGAAATAACTAATTTACATATTGACAACGTGTTAAAAAATACATATATTATGTTTGAAGATGGGTGCATATTAGTGACATTGCACCGTAGGAGCTTGATTTCAAACGACTTAAAGCTCAAACTCGTAGTAGATATCCTGAAAAAATTAAGTGTAAACAAGAAAATAATATTCCCAGTTCACCCACATACATATAAAAAATTAGAAAAACTTGGATTGTGCGATACATTGGAAAACGGGAATATATTAATAACCGAGCCATTGTCTTATACGGAATTTCTATCAGCGATGTTGAAGTCTGATTATGTGATAACGGATTCGGGTGGTGCGCAATCGGAAGCCGTAACAATACATAAGCCTGTTGTTGTGCTGAGAGATGATGTTGAACACAAGGAAGTTATAAAATGCGGGTACGGCGAAATTGCTAAACTTGATTATGATAGCATAATAAAAGCAAGAGAAAAAATAGACGCGAATGACAAGAAGGATATCCTTTATTGGGATGCTGGCGTATCTTCAAGAATAGCGACGATAATTGGGAAGGAGGTATGTGGATGGATATATTGATGATCAGCAAAAGAGGATGTATACGTGTATTAAAGGAGACGATAGCGCTCAGGCATGATGGGCATAATGTACACATAATATGTGGTACAATCCCACAAGGCAGAAGTTATTATAACTCGTTGACGCTTTTTTCATCTAAGAGTGAATTGCAACGCGCCATAAAGTCCATTAAACATGATGTTATACATGTACATAACGAGCCTGATGTGCTGGTAACTATAGCGAAAGAAGTTTCTAATGGCAAACCTGTTATATATGACGTCCATGATATTGATTCTCTCAGGGGGGAGGTAGATGTAACACAGGAGGAAAAATTTGCATATAGGGATGCCGACGCCATTATACATGTGAGCGAACCGTGCAAACAGTATGCTGATAAACTACACGACTGCTCTAAGCCATGTATAGTCTTGTATTCATATATGAATAGAGAAATGATATTTGACGACGTGTGTCTACCCAAAGAGCCATGTTGGGATTCCGTCGTATATGAAGGTGGCCTTGATGAAAAGAATGCCCCGATAGAAGGTGAGCATGGAATCAAGGTCGGCGGTCGCTATATGTATGATATTTTCAAATCGTTTATGTTATCAAATTACTCTATAAGCATATATCCAGCGCAGGAAACACATTCTATGTTATATGAGTCGCTTGGGATATATGTCAGTAAACCTGTAGTTTATCCTGTTATGTTAGCTGGACTCAGACCTCACGGGTTCGGTATAATCGGCTCGGCATTTTCGTGGCCGCTGATGCAAATGGCTATGCCGAATAAATTATTTGAGTATATGTCACAAGGCGTAATACCCGTATGTATCAATGCGGATGAAGCTGGTAAATTTCTAATTGACAATAATCTCGGCATAAAACTTGATTCACTGGATAACATAAGGGAAGTATTGGATAATTCCAAAGATATACGGAAAAACGTATTGTCTGCAAGATACGCATATACAATGGAGGATCAGATACATAAGCTGGTAGACATTTACAAAATGCTAATCTGAAAACGACGGAGACGAGAAAATGCTATTGACTATTTTTGAGCGCGGTTTGATAATGAAACTTTTGCCGACTAAGGGCACGTTTGACAATATAGTAATAATAAATGAGTTGAGGAACAGCTTGGGGTTGTCTGAAGACGATCACAAGAATTGCGATATAAAATATCAGTATGTGTGTAGTGATTGTAATAGCACTTTCTGGGATAAGATGGGGGCTAAATGTAAAAAATGCAAAAGTGCAAATATAACCCGAACATCTAAAATGCAATGGAACAGGGAGAAAGACAAGGGTGTTGAAATACCTATAGGTGGCATAGGCAAGGCTATTGTAGCTATTGAGCTTAAAAGTATGGATGAAGCTGGCGAAATAACAGAAGATTATATATCTGTTTACAGGAAATTCGTGCTTGACAAAAATTAATGGCTCTGTTTTTAACAACTGATATCAACAAACAGAAGATCATTAAGAAAGGGATATAATAATGGGTGCTACTAAAAAAACGGAAGATGCTGTAAAAAAAGCGGAAGAGTTACACAAAAAGATTTATAGTCCAGAAGAGTCAAAGGATAATTCAAAACAGAAAACTGAACAGGAAACCGAACAGAACTCCAGGCAAGAGCCCGATCAGGAGCAAATTGTGGAACCAGCGCCTGAACCTGAACCCGAGCCAACATCAGAACCCGAACCCACGCATAGGCTGGAACTGGAATCGAAAACAGAAGATTGGGAGCATAAGTTCAAAGCACTTCAAGGTGTGCATCATAAGGAAATTACTGAATACAGGGCGCAATTACAGGAATACATAAACCAGCTTGATAGTAGTAATGAACGTATAGAGAAACTGGAAAAAGAACTTAAAGAAATAAGAACAAACTCGATACCTGTGAAGGATATCAAAAATACTGGAAACAGTGAATTTAATCTCGATCCTTCTGAGTACCTCTCTTCTGAGGAGATAGAGGACTGGGGTGAAGATATGATAGGCTTGGCATCGAAGTTGGCTTATGGTATTGCCAACAGAGTTGTCGAATCGCGTATGAAGAACCTCGACTCTACCCTCAGCGAAATAGACATGTTAAAAAAGAGAGCTCAGCTAAGCGATGAAGAGATGTTTTATATGGAGTTAGCACGCCTTGTCCCCGATTGGGAATATATCAATGCAGATGAAAATTTCAAATCATGGCTTGATAGTCCCGATGGGTTATCTGGCAGGACAAGAGCGCAATTTGCGCAGGAAGCACTTGCGAAGCTTGATGCTAAAGCGCTTGCTAACTATTTTGATGCATATAAGAGCGAAATAGACGCTAAAAATAAACAAAAAACTGCCGCTACTGTGCGTAAACCGAAACTTAAAGAGGACAATTTGAATATATCTCCACCCGAATCTCACAATAAAGATGTTAATATATATGTTGATAATGCACAGACGTATATATCTCGTAATGATCTAAAGTTGGCAAGTGAGAAGTATAGTAAAGGGGAAATAACCTGGGATGAATTCAATAAAGTCAGGGAGGGTTTTATATCACAGCTTGCGGCAAGCAATAGCTAATATTAAGGAGTGAAAATTGATATGGCAACTTTGGGCCGCGCTGCCGGGTATCCAAATTATCATGGTGAATTTATACCTGAACTTTGGGTTCCTAAAATGCAACTTAATTTTGAAAAGGCTTCTGTAACGCAGGATATTACGACCAACACCTATGAAGGCATGATTAAAAATCTAGGCGATACAATCAATATCCCGCTTGAGCCAACAGTTACTATTAATAACTATGTTAAAAATCAGCAGCTGGTACGTGAAACGCTTGAATCTTCGATTGTTACGCTGGAGATTAACCAGGCGAAAACCTACGGCGCAGTTGTTGATGAAATTGATCAGAAACAGTCTAATCTTAACTTGATTGATGAGTTCGCCGCGTCTGCCGGACGTAGGCTGCGCGAGAGTATTGATCAGGCGTTTCTCCAGGGCATTTATAATTCTGAGCACGCCAGTAATTCTGGTACTACCGCCGGTGCTGATTCTGGCGCATATAATCTTGGCGCATATGGATCGCCTCTTCACTTCACGGCTGACAACATCATTGATAAAATTAGTGATGTCGCAGCTGTACTTGATGAACAGAGCGTGCCTGATGATAATAGATGGATTGTCCTGCCACCGGTTATCATTAATCTTCTGAAAAAGTCTGATCTTAAGGACGCATCATTTTCTGGTAGCGGCGAATCTATTGCTATTAATGGCAAAATGCCTCGCCAGGTAGCTGGATTCACCGTGTATCGTTCGCGTCAGCTTTATTCCGTATCTGATACCGGCACGGCTTATTACTGCCTGGCTGGTTGGAAGGGTTGTGCAACATTCGCGTCTCAGTTGATTAAAA